TGGGGGTTTTTGATATGAGCAATGTTGGCGGTCGGCCATCGCAGGGGTTGCGGATGGTTCAGGTTGGCTTCCCTGAGGCGATGCTTGAGGCGATGGATGCGGCCCGTGGTCAGGAGACGCGGGTTGCGTTCATCCGGGCTGCTGTGGAGGCTGCGCTGAGTGGGGGCGGGGTTCCTGTTGCTCCTGCCGCGTGGACGACGAAGGACGTTCCGATCCAGTCGCATCAGGACGTGGCCCCTCGTGCGAAGGCGTCTGGCCGTGGGGTTGACGCTGACCGGGTGATTGGGTGTTTGCGGGAGCGGAAGCGGTCAGCGCGGGACGTTGCGAATGCGCTGAACATGGACGTTGGGACTGCTGGCGAGGTGATTGGCGGCCTGATCCGTGACGGGGTGGTGCGGAAGCGTTCGGACAATGTTTTGGAGTTGGTGGCTTGACCGACGTGATGCCGTATGTCCCTGACGGGGACGTGCTGACGGATTTCTTTTGGGATCGGTCGCGGCTGTCGATCATCCAGGGGCCGATCCAGTCGGGGACTTCGACGTGCTGCTGCCACAAGATTTGGGTTCTGGCATGTGAGCAGGCCCCGGACTTTGACGGGGTTCGGCGGTCAAAGTGGATCGTGACGCGCGATACCTACAAGGACTTGCGGGAAACGACGATCCCGACCTGGCTGACGTGGTTTGCGGAAAGCATGTGGGGGCCGATGATCCATGCGGAACCGGCCTATCACCAGATGCGGAACTACCGGGGCGGCAAGTGGGACTTGATCCCGCATCCTTCGGGCGACGGGACGCGGGTGGATTGCGAGGTGATCTTTCTGGCGCTGCCCGATCCGTCCGTGGCAGAAAAGGTGCTGGCGTCGTTCGAGATCACCGGCTTCTTTCGGAACGAGGGGCAGTTCTGCGAAAAGTCGGTGATCGACGAACTGCTGTCCCGGTGCGCGCGGTTCCCGTCAAAGCGGAACGGGCCAGGGGCGACGTGGTATGGCGGCTTCATCGACCTCAACGCGCCGCTGGAAGGCCACTGGATACCCTACATGCGGGGCGACATGCCCCTTCCCGTGGACTGGACGGACGAACAGAAGAAGCCGTTCATCAAGCCGGATGCGTGGCGGTTCTTTCTTCAGCCGCCCGGCCTGATCGAAAAGGTGGTGGACGGGAAAACCGTCTATCTGCCAAACCCGAAGGCCGAAAACCAGAAGCACACAACGCAGCCCTACACCGAACTGGTGCTGGGCAAGTCGAAAGAATGGATCGACCGCCGCGTGATGAACAAGGTCGGCATTTATCTGGACGGAAAAGCCGTCTATCCGACCTTTTCCGAAAGCGATCACGTTTCCCCAAGGCGCATGGAGGCGGTCGAGGGCGCGCAGATCGTCGTCGGGCTGGATTTCGGGCGCGATCCGGCTGCCGTCTTTGCACAATGCCTCAACGGACGTTGGAGTTTCCTGTCTGAACTGCCCGGCGACAACGAAAGCGCGGAAAAATTTGCGCCTCGGGTCAAAAGGCACCTTGCAGACAAGTATCCGGGCTTCAAGGCCGTGTTCTGGGGCGATCCGAGAGGCGCGGACAAGGGCCAGAACGTGGAAACCACGGCCTATGACATCTTCGCGGCCCAAGGCATGAGGGTCCGGCCTGCAACGACGGACAACAACCCGGAAATGCGCCGGTCTGCCGTCGGAGCGGTGCTGGAACGCCGCTTTGGCCTTCAGATCAACCCGGACTGCATGGTGCTGAAGGTCGGGCTGGCTGGCGGGTATCACTACCCGAAGATCAAGGGCACCGGCATGTTCCGCGAACAGCCCAAAAAGAACAATTACTCCCACATCGTCGAGGCGATGGAAAACGCCATCCTCGGCGGTGGGGAGGGGGACGCCATTATTCGGCCAGCATCGCGCGCAACGCCCCAGCCGTCCAAGATACGACGCCACAAGGTCAACCTGCGGAGAACCGGATGAACCTCACGACGGTCTATTTCGGGTTTCACGCGCCGGGCTTCCGCAATGCTGAAGGCAAGATCGACCCCCGCTGCTGGCTTGGGCACGTCGAGGTGTGGGGGTACACCGAAGATAACACCTGGGTGTTCATCGACCCTGCCGGTGCCGGGCTGAAAATCTCGGCACTCCATCGGCATGACGACGTGCTGGACGCGCTGACCATCCGCATGAATGCCTGCGCCTGCGTCATGAGGCTGCCGGGCGAAACCCCAAGGTTTGCGCTGCCGCTGCACGGGCTGATGACCTGTGCAAGCGTGGCCGGCCAAATCGCATCCGTCCGTGCATTGTTGCCGGGAACTCTTCGGGCCAAGTTGCTGCGCAAAGGAGCGGAGATCATCCATGAAAAGCCCGAAAATGCCAAAAGAGGACCCGCAGATCGCGATTGACCGGGAACGGGAACGCCGTCTGTCAGAGCTGGACCGCACCAATGCCGGGATGGATGAAGCTGACCGCCTGACCACGGAACTGCGCAAAATCTACGGGATGAAAACCGGCTCCGGATACAAGACCAAGGCCCAAGGGTTGGCCGCTGCGCGGGCGTCTGGGACTGCAAAATGACCAAACCTTCAAAGGACTTCAGCACGCGCCTGACTTCCGCAAAGCGGTTCCGCGATGCCGCGCGCCCCTTCATCGAAGAGGTGCTGATGTTCTGCTGCCCTGGCCGCGAACACGACTTCAACAAGACCATCAAGGCCACGACGGAATATGAGGCCGATGGGTATGTGTCGCTGCCAGAGGAAATGGCAACCGATCTGGCCGGGGACATCATCACCTACTACACCCCGCCCGAAACCAAGTGGATGGAGTTCGTTGCCGACGTGCCAGAGGAAATTCTGGAAGCGATGGGCGATGAAATCGAAAAGATCGTGACGGCACGCGAGGAAGAAATTCAGCGCCTGTTCACCGCGTCCAACTATTACGACATCGCGCCGCAGTGGGCCTTTGAGATTTGCCACGGCACCCCCGCGCTCTGGATACAGAAAGCGCACCTGCAACAGCCGGTCTATTTCGAGGTCGTGCAGCCGCACCAGCTTTACCTGACACCGGGCTACCTCGGCATTCTGGACCGCTTCCGGGAAATGGCCGTTCCGGCGCAATCCCTGAAGGCGCTGTTTGCCGGATTTCAAGTGAACCTGTCAGACCAGAAAATCGTGGAGAAAATGCGCAAGCCCGATGCCATGTGCATGGTGGTATGGGGGTTCTGGCTGGATTGGACCGACCCCGGCAACCCGCAATGGCTGAGTGAAATCACCGTTGATGGTGTGCTGATCACGCAGGAGCGCATGGTTCTTGGCCCGATTGCCGCCGTACCGCTTCAGGTCGGACGCTTCAATCCGCAGCCGGGAAAGCCGTGGGGGCGCGGGCCGGGCTGGAAAGCCCTGCTGGATATGCGCGTTCTGAACAAGGTGAACGAAATCGTCTTGGGTGCAATGGACCAGGCCATTTCCAACACGCTGATCTATCCTGACGACGGGTTCCTTGACCTGTCAGAAGGCGTGGAGGCCGGAAGGGCATATCCGGCGCGGACAGACTTCGACCGCAATTCCATCTTCGAGTTGAACAAGTCCGTCAACGTCGATCAGGGCTGGTACTCGGAGCAAGAGTTTCAGAACCGCATCCGAACCGCCTTTTATCAAGACGGGCCGCGCCAGAGAGGGGAAACGCCCCCGACCGCCTCGCAATGGCTTGACGAGCGCCGCCGCGTCCAGCAGCGCCTTGGGAAGCCCTCTGCGCCGCTGTGGACGGAACTGATCTACCCGATGATCCAGCGCGTCGAGTATTTGGGCGTGCAGGCCGGGATGCTGGAAAGCGAAATCACCGCCAACCGGCGCGTCATCAACATCAAGCCGATCTCGCCCCTTCAAAAGGCGCAGAACCAGGATCAGGTCATGGTGGCAAAGTCCAACCTTGAAATGGCCTTCGGTATCCTTCAGGACCAGACCCCGAATGTGATCGACCCCATTCAGACCCTGAAGAACATCGTCAAGGCCAGCGGCGATGAATTGACCGTCGTGCGCGATGAACAGGTGATGCAAGATGCCGCTCCCGCTCCCGCTCAGTGAACCCGGCCCGGTCCTGACCTACCTCTCGAAACTGCGGCAGGCAGACCCCGCGCAATGGGAAAAAACACGGGTCGCGCTGCGCTTCCTTCTGGAAACGCCGGACGGGGCTATGCTGCTGGATTTGCTGGAAAAAGCGACGGTCCATTCTCTGCTGCCAATTTTGGCGGACCCGCGTGCATTGGAAGCGCGAAATGCTCAGGCTTTAATCGCCCGTGATCTGAGGAGGATCACGACCGATGAAACTGAACAACTCGTTCAACAGCAAAATCAACTGGCAAGCGCCAGACCTGCCCTCGGGCGACCCCGCAGTTCCGGCGCAAACCGGGCCTGACCTTTCGTTCATTCCGGCAGACTATCACGTTGACGGCAAGCCGGACGTGGCAAAGTTTGCCGCGCACTATCAGGAAACCATCGCGGAACAGGCCCGCATGGCAGAGCGAAAAGCCGCTGTGCCGGAAGCCTATGAGTTCGCAATCCCGGCAGACCTGAAATTCGAGGGCCTCCCGGCAGACTATGCGCTGGAACTGGACACCGCAGACCCGCTTTTCGGTGAACTCGGCGGCGTGCTGAAAGAACTCGGCGCACCGGCTGAAACTGCCGGAAAACTGACGGGCCTGCTGGCAAAGTATCAGGCCGGGAAGGACGCCGCAGACTATGCCGCATGGCAGAAGGACATGGCCCAACTTGGGACGGCAGACCAGCAAGCGGCGCGTTCTCAGGACGTGCTGCGCAAGCTGGAAACACTGCTGCCCGCCGATCAGGCCAAAGCCCTGTTTTCCGGCGACCGCATCAGCGCGGACGGCATCCGCGCCCTTGAGAAACTTCTTTCCGGGCGCGGCATGTCGGCCCCCCCGGCAAGCCCCCAAGGTCAGGACATCGAAAACCTGACTCCGATGCAGAAACTGCAACTCGCAAACCGGCAACGGGCCTGACGGCCCCTCGCACAAGGAACTGAAAAATGCCCCATACTCTTCCCGAATACGCCAAGACCGTGCCGAACCTGAAATCCCGCGCCATCATCGAACTCTTTCCCGAGGCGCTGGACTTCATGTCGATGATGCCGTTCAAGACCGCCCCCGGTGGCCGCTACGGCTACTTCCGTGAAGGCTCGCTGCCCACGAACATGGGCTTCCGCGCGCTGAACGAAGTGCCGACCGAAGGCTTCGGCACCGTCAACGATCTGACGGAACAGTGCTTCCCCATCGCCGGGTTTCTGGACGTGGACCGGGTGAAGATCAACCGTTACGGCTCCGAACGCCGGGCGATGGAAGAAAGCATGGCCCTGAAGGCGCTGGCAAAGAAGCTGGGCGATACCTTCATCCTGGGCGACAACGCCACCGCACCGCGCGAATACACGGGCCTGCGGTCCCGTCTGCGCGCTGTCGGTTCCGGCAACACGTCGGTAGACGGTTCCAACTACGAGAGCCGCCTTTTGGCGAACAACGTGGCCTCCGGTGGTGGCGCGCTGTCTCTGTCGCAACTGGACCTCGCCATCGGTCTGGTGAACGAACCGAACTGCATCCTGCTTCCCAAGGCGCTCAAGACGCGCT